AAATTTGTCTAATTAAATCTTGCATATCTGTAGGAAGAGATTTAAAATCTTCTACAAATCCTGTAGGTTTGCCACAGTTAAATGTTCCTTGATTATCTTTTAAATCAACACTTAAACTATCTGACATTATAGTTCTATGAAAAACTCCTTTTGGCTCACCATCTTTTGCATTTGTGTTAGCTATATATCTTCTATACATATATCTTTGCATATATGGTCTTACTGTAGCTGTCTTTGCATAGTAGTATGTTGAAGTGTCGTTTTCTAAAACTTCAAGTCTATATGTTCCCCCATCAACAACTTCAACATTTTTTGTTTTACCATTTACTTCTGCTTTACCCATAACAGGTGAGTGCCATATTCTTAATCTATTTAAATTATTAGCTTTTTTAACTGTGCTAGAATTACCAGTTGCTATGCCCATAGCTTTAGCCATAGTTGCATAATTATCTGTATTTATTGTTACTAATTCTGTCATATCTGACTCCTTTTCTTTTGTAAGTTTCTATGTTATATCATAAAACTTCTTTCATGTCAAGCCAATTGTTACCTATTTTTGCTTCTAATAAAAGAGGAACATTCAACTTAATATCAAAATGAAGATTAATTATAGATGTCATATCATCATTTACTTGATTTATTATAGCCATAACTTCCTTTAATTCATTAGGATGTACGTCTATCACTATAGAATCATGTACAGTATTTACAACACAAGACTTGTAAGATGCTTTATTTAATCTTTTATCTATTGCCATTAATATTAATGGAACTATATCTGCTGTTGCAAAAGACTGTACAGGATAATTTTTAATCTGTGTAAAGTGTGATACACTACCATTTAGTCTTCTTACCACATTAGGAAATGCAAACTCCCTTTTTGATGGTGTGGTAATCTTACCTGTATTTAATGCTTCTTTAGCCAATTTCTTATGCCAAGTAGCAATCCCTTCGTATTTTTTCGTGAACTGTTCATAATATGTTGCTTCAGCAGTTGTCCTCCCAAACCCTGTAGCACCGAAGAGTGGTGCAAATGTATGTGCTTTTGCTTCTTGTCTAGTGATCTTTTGACCTGCTTCGCTAATAACTTTTGCAGTATAGCTGTGAACATCGAAACCATTTTTTATCTCCTCTATTGCTGTTTTGTCTTGTGATAAATATGCAGCAGTTCTAAACTCTAACTGTGCAAAATCTGCTTCTAATATCTTACCACCTTTCCATCTTGAAATAAATACACGTTTTACAGGAAATGTACCACCTCTAGGCATATTCTGCATGTTAGGGTCTGCTCCACTAAATCTGCCTGTGGCTGTTCTATGCTGTAATAATCTAACATGTAACTTACCATCTTGTTTTAAATGTGTATTTATACCATCTACAAAAGAAGATAAATATGTATCTAATGCAGATAATCTTTGTAGATCAGTTAAAAAGTTATATGCTTTAATAGAATCATTTCTTTTTGATACATGCTGTAAAACACTTAACATATTTTTATTAACACTAAACCCATTTGCACTAACCCATTTTGCAGAGGGTGGATTAAACTTTAATCCTGCAATAGCTTTAGTAGGTTTAAATATGTAACCAGATCCAACACAAGTTTGACATTTAGGTTGATTAACATATGGTGTTCCATCTTTCTTTATCTTTCTTATAATACCTGACCCATAACAATTATTACATCTGACTGCTATTGTCTTATACACTAAACTTGACTCTTCTTTTATCTTTGTATATAAATCTTTTTTAGACATATAAGGTGTAAAATTATTTAACCAAGTTGTTTTTTCATTTGGTTTACGACTATAAATAACCCAAGACATTTGTTCAGGACTATTTAAATTTATAGGTGTATCTCCCATGAGTTCTCTAACTTGTGTAGATAATCTTTTTTCTATCTCTAGTTTTTCTTTTTCAAACTCTTTTTTAACATTATTTAGTTTTTCTACGTCTACACTAAAACCTCTTTTATATATCTTTGCTAAAGTAATACATACATCATTTGTGTGTTTGACAGTATTAATTAAACCTATGCTATCTGAATTGTTATTTAATTCATTTTCTAATGAATGAAACAACTCTTGTGTTTCTAATTCATATCTTTCTGCACATGCTTCAAGAGATAGTGGTTTCTTTTGACCACGTAATAAAATGTATTCAGCTAACATTGTATCAAATACATCACCATCATACTTAAAGCCACATTCCCAAAGCCACATAAGATCATACGCTATGTTGTGACCAATTAGGATAGTAGTCTTATCGAGTAACTCTTGTACTCCATCAAATCCTGTATCTTGGTGATACAGATATTCTTTTCCATCTTCTGTAAGACAGCCTACCATAATAAGCTGATTGTCTTTTTCAAATGGATCAAGATGCATTTTATCATCTCGTTTAGTCACTGTGTTTTCTACATCAAGTACCATTTTCATTTATTTTCTCCTTATGTTTACCTAAATATAACATAGCTTTACGTAAAATGTCAAGACTATCTTGAAATCCACCTAAAGACCTGTTGCAACTATGACACAGCCAACCTCTAAATGTACTAGTATCGTGACAATGATCTAAAACCCATGCACCATTTCTAGTGCCACCTTTTCCAGCTACTTCAGACTCACCTCTGTCGCAAATAGGACATTTATAGTCTTTATTAGGCATACCATGTGCTTTTCTTAACTCATTTCTTACTCTAGTAAGTTCGTTGTTACATTTTTTACACTCTGGTCTTAAAAAGTTAGCACCCGACGACACACTAAATGCTTTTAGTGGTAACTTTTCATTACATTTACTGCATGTTTTTGTCTTGCCATCAATGTGAAATAGTTCAATTTCAAAGAAATCTCCTTGTTTCATGCTTCATACCTAGCTATCTGATAATTTAGTTGACAATTTACCATGCCATGCCAACCAGTAAGTTTATTCTTAACAATATTTAAGTGCCTTTCAATATCCTCTTCATCTCCATCATCTTGTTTTGGTGGATTTTTTGCAATCAATATCATTAAGTCAGCTTCTGCTGCTTTACCAGTACGACTTCCTTCCATCATGCTTTGATTGAGTAATACTTTACCCTCTGCTTCAGCAGATAATTGTGACATATAAAACATAGCACACTTATGTTGTTTAGCTATTTGTCTAGCATGTATAGCGTTAGCTTTTAGTGCTTCATCTGCTCTTGCAAAGCCACCAGTACGTGCAAACTTATCACCCATATCTAAAACGACAACATCAGGTTTGTAGGATTTACACACAGACTCTACCCAAGACATATCACGACCTGTGGCATCTTTTATCTTAATCTTTTCTTTTACAGGTTTGTATAAGTCTCTTGCCCTAGAAGGATTGTTTTTAATCTCTCGCATTGGCATACCTGTTGCAGCAGTTAAATATCTTGCACCTACTCTGTGGCTACCTTCTTCATTACAAAGAACAATACAACTTGCACCTTGATGTGCTAATCCGTCTGGTGCAGCAATCATACTTGCATGAAAAGATGTCTTACCTGTATTAGGTCTAGCACCTATCTCAATTAAATGTCCTTCATTAACTCCACTAATCTGTCTAGTAAGTGCAGGTATATTAAAATGCCATCTAGCTTCAAGAGCATTCTTTGCTATCAATGTTTCAATCTCCATATCATCCCACTCTACATTTAAATCAGGTGTAAAATCATCATTATACTGCTCTAACAACAATCGAAGTGGCTCAAGACTAGTCTGTGACCCATTTACATAGTCAAATCCTAAATTTGCTATGTCCTCTCCAACAACTTGTTGAAATAACTTTGATAACACCTCTTGTGCTATATCACTACCCAGTTTTTGTTCTGTTTTTATCTTTCTAAACAAAGAAGAGTATGCTTGTTTTTGAGCAGTTGTTAAAGATGGATTATCTGACATAAAAAGTGCTTCAATCTCATCTGGTGTAACAGTTCTTTCGTATCTGTCCATAGCTTTATCAACTGCTTGTTTTATTTTTCTTGTATCTTTGCTAAATAATCTGTCTGGACATCTTGCACCTCTATGTTCATCATAGAAACTTTTATCCATAAGACTACGTACTAATGCTAGTTCCATCTAATATCTCCTTTGGAATTAAATTATATAAATTAATAAAATCTTGTTTGTTTTTGTATTTTAAATCGTCTTTAACTTTTAAAACATGGACATTTTTTACATGTCCACGTAATTCTTTAGCAAATGCCAAAGTTTTTGGTAAAGCATCAGGGTCTAATGCTATTATCGCTGTTGAGAATTGTGAGAGATACTCTCTATGCTTGTCAGTTAATGTCGTACCTAATACTGCTACCCCAACACATACTCCACCACCAACTGCTAAAGCACTCAAACAATCCTCAACAACTACTGCCACATTACCAGTACCAAAAGTAAAGGGCAATCCACTTTTACCATATTTTTTCCATTTTGGCAATCTTTTTTCAAGAGAACGACCTATTGCACCCACAATCCTACCATTTTCTTGTATTGTAAACACAACTCTGTTTTCTTTTACATCATGGAAGAAATCAACAATATTGTGATCGACACCTACTTGTTTAAACCAATTTAAAATATTTTGATTGTTTGATTTTACAATGTATTCAGGCAACTCAAACTCATTCTCAATATTAATTGATTTCTTATTTAATGTATCTTGTATATCATCTACAGATAATCTTACACGTTTCTTTCCACTCACGTTACAAGAAACTTTGTAACAATTCCATAGCAATGCACCCATATTATTTGTAACAGTGAAAGTTTTATATCCATTACAATTAGGACAATTCATTCTACGTGTCTCACCAATAGGTACATTTAAATTATTTACGTAGTCTATCATTATATATGCCTTTCATTATATATGTTATTATATATACATAGTAGCTTTGGGCAATGACAATGTTTTAATAACATATTTTTAAACGTCTGTCAACTGTTTTCTTTTATCTAAAGCTAAATTAGCACTTGTAAGTGTGTTTTTCATGTATGGTTTGACACTTTGTGGGTTAGAATGACCTGTTACAGACATTATATTACCCATAGAAACACCTGCATCAACCATTTCAACTGTTCCCGTTCTACGTAGATCGGATAAACGTAGGTCATCAGGTAAATTAGCCTTTTGCATAATTTTCTTTGCTACTTTTGGCAGCCTATGCAGCGAATAAGGCTTGTAAGAACCTCGTATGGGTCTTATTTGAGGTGCTACGTACTCTTGGAAGCCAAAATCTTCT